CCCAGGTTATGACGGCAAGTATGCCTGCTGCGAGTCCTGGTGTGACGGTAGTGCCTGCTGCGCAGGCGGTAGCAGTGGCGGGCCCGGCGTCGGCAATTCAAATCGACGCCATATTTGCCACCGAAGCTCAAACACTTACAGCATCGCTGCCGGCGCCTTCATTCTCGACCGGAGCGGCGATCGCGGCGGCATTTATGATTCTGAACAGGAGCCTCGAATGAAAATGCGAATCGGAGACAAGCTGGTCGAAGTGGACCGGATCGAAAACGGCGTGCCGGTAATAAAGGCTAAGCCGGAGAGGATTACCCGTCCGGACGGCACGGTCGACGTGGTCATGCACGTACCATGCCTGCAAATAAGCGCAAGCCCAAACAAGGAGCAATGACATGGCAAGCGGAATTTACAATCGCTTCAAAGCAAATTTGATGAAGAGGGAAGTGGATCTGGAAGCCGACACGATCAAGGTCGCACTGCTCGATAACAGTCACAGCTTCACCGCGACACACAATCAGTGGAGCGAGGTGTCGGCGAACGAACTGGCAAACGGCAACGGCTACACGACCGGAGGCAAAACCCTGGCGAATACGTCAGTCACGCAGGGTGCGACGACTGCTTGGGACGCTGACGACGTGGCGTGGACGTCGGCTACGTTCACAGCCTATCACGCGGTCATTTACGACGACACGCTGACCAACGACGACTTGATCTGTACGATCGACTTTGGCGGGGCTCAGAGCGTTACCGGGGGCACGTTCACGATTCAGTGGAACGCCTCGGGGATTATCACCCTGGCAACGGCGTAGTAGGAGATACCCCCGATGCAGATCGTGTATACAGGACAAGCGAATGTTCTCAGCCTGCCGGTGGTCGCAAAGGCGACCGGCTCGGCGATCACTTCCGGCACGGTCAATTTCTATCTGAAGGCCCAAACGGGTGAAAACGCCGGCAAGTGGTATCGGGGATCGGACGCGACCTGGCAATCGAGCGAATCGTCCGCGGGAGCCGCAACGCACAGCAGCGACGGCCACTGGGAACTATCCCTGGCCTCGGCCGTCTGGACGTCGAACGTCTCCTACACGGCATACGCAAAAGAGTCGGGTGACTTGCACATACCGGTAGAGCAGGATATCCTCTGCGCCGCCTTCGGCGGATCGATCGTCTCGGGATCCGGGCCGTTGACCACAGACGCAGTCAAGTTGCACTTACGCGTCGACCACACCGACGACGACGACCTGATTGATCAGCTTATCCTGGCGGCGACGGCCTGGGCCGAGAACTTCCAGAACCGCACCTTCGTCAATCGTTCGCGGACGATGGTCCTGGACAAATGGCAGACGGTCATCCGCCCGCCGTATCCGCCGCTGGTTTCGGTCGATTCAATCGTCTACGTCGATCCGGACGGCAACGATCAGACTCTCAGCTCGAGCGTCTACCGCGTCGATACGACCAATGAGCCGGGCCGGATCACGCTGGAATACAACCAGAGCTGGCCGAGCATTCGCGGCGTCACCAACGCCGTGACCATAACCTACACGGCCGGCTATGGCGCCGCCGCCGACGTGCCCGACGACGTCAAGGCGGCGATCAAACTGCTGGTCGGCCACTGGTACGAGCATCGCGAGAACGTCAGCGAGATTAATTTAACGGAAGTGCCCAACGCGGCCAAAAGTCTGCTGTGGGCCAATCGAGTATTCTGCGGATGCGAATAGGCAAATTGAGACATCGCGTTGCGATCCAGGCCAAAGCAGAGCCCGTCCCGGTTGATGCGACCGGCCAGAGTCAGCCTTCGTGGTCGACGCTGACTACCGTATGGGCATCGATCGAACCGGCGGGCGGCAAAGAGTTCTACGCCGGCCAGCAGGTTAACGCCGAGGTTTCGCACAAGGTTACTATCCGATATTACGCCGACCTGACCACGGCCCACCGGCTGCTGTTCGGCTCGCGGATCTTTGATATCAACTATATCCGCAACGTCGACGAGCGCAAGGTATATCAAGAGTTACTCTGCAAGGAGGCGGTATGATATCAATGACCTTAGAAGGCGGCAAAGAATTGGAGGCCAAGCTAATCGGCCTCGAGCGCAAGGTGGCTAAGAAGATCGTGCGATCTGCGGTCCGGGCCGGCAGCAAGCCGATCCTGGCGGCGGCCAAATCCAACGCCCAGAGCGTCGTCGGCGGCACGATGGGCGGCGTGATTTCGCGGGTCCTTCAGGTCCGGGCCCCGAAGGAACAGGAGCGAGGCCGGTACGCGGTCCGGATCCAGCACGGTCAGAAAGCGGACGATGTCTTGATCCAGATCTCGGCCTCGGGCAAGAGGGCATATATCCCTAATGCGATCGAATACGGCCACGCAGCGCCCGGCCGCGGCGGCAAGGGGGCGCCGAAAGATGTCCCCGCCCTCCCGTATATGCGGCCGGCGTTCGATTCGACAAAGGGCAGGGCCGAGCGGGCACTGTCGGCCGAGCTGATCGGCGGAATAGAGAGGGCTTACAACAGTGGGAATTGAGCGGGCCATAAGAGCTTTACTTGTTGACGACGGCGGCGTGGCGGCCCTGGTGGGATCTAGGGTCTTTCCGATCCGGCGTGAGCAGGGGTCGAGCCTGCCGGCGATTGTCTATCAGCAGATCAGCGGGCCGCGCTTTTACAAGGTGACCGAGCCGATGGGCTGGGTCGAGAGCCGTTTCCAAGTCACCTGCTGGGCCGGAACCTACGCCGAATCGCGGGCTTTGTCCGACGCCGTCCGCGAGGCGGTCGGCGGCTACAGCGGCACTTCCGAATCGGTCGTAATCGACCATGTATTTATCGCCGACGAGGGCGACGTCGCGCAACTGACCGCCGGCAACGCCGAATTGGCGATGTACGGCAAGCGTTTGGATATCGAAGTTGTTTTCCATGAGTAAAGGAGCAAGATCATGGCTATAAGTGGATATGGATTGACCGTAGTGCCGACGGCGCTTTTGACGATTACCGCCGACGTGCAGAGCGTCACGATCGGCGGGGTGACTCTCGATTTTTCCGAGGTCAAGGGGGTCGGCGACACCAACCGGATCCCGACGAACCTGCCGATGACCGTGCGCGAGTCGCCGATAGAAATCACTTTGACCTACGCCAAGGCGAATTACGCCAAGCTGCGCACGGCGCTCAAGGAACAGACTTCCGACACGTGGACGGTCACGGACTCGGGTGGCAGCACGCACGCCGGTCTCGGTTACGTCGCCGGCGTCAGCGGCCTCAACTACGACACGGACGGCCACGCGACCTATACGGTGACGGTGCAGCCGACCACTTCGTGGACATACACCGCAAATTAAGGAGATCAAACTATGGCTATATCAGGATATAGTGCGACAACGTCGCTGACCGGATCGACCACGGGCGCCCTAGTCGGTGACATTCAGAGTATCACCGTCGGCGGCCTGACTCTGGACTTTTCCGAGGTCAAGGGGGTCGGGGACACGAACCGGATCCCGACCAACCTGCCGATGACGGTGCGCGAAGCGCCTATGGAGGTTGTAATGACCTACGTCAAGACGCTGTACGATGCGGCTCGCGACGCGGCCAAGGCCCAGACGTCCGAGACGTGGACGCTTACCGACGCCGACAGCAGCACGCACATCGGTACCGGCTACATATCCGGCGTCAGCGGCCTCAATTACGACACCGACGGCCACGCGACCTATACGATCACGATCACGCCGGCAACGACCTGGGCGTTCACGGCCTAAAGGAGCTGTTATGGAAACGGTGCAGTTTCACTACACGCAGAGCGTCTGGTCGCCGGCCGAGAAGGCGGGCCGGCCCGGCGATGAACGGGAGTTGCCGGCCGACGTGGCCGCAGAACTCGAAACCGAAGGTTACGGCTACATACGAAAGGAAGCAACCGATGCAAGCAGAGAAAGCGGAAGTGGGAAAAAGCCCGACGGCGGAAGAGATTATCACCGCAACCACGAAGGTAAAGCGCCGGGCGTACCGGATTGAGGGCGCCGGCCGGGTGTGGATACACCGGCTGCCGGCACACGAGAGCAGGCTGTTATTCAACTCGATGGACCGGGACGAAGACGGCCGGATCGACGATCCCTATGACGACGCCAAACTAATCGCCAAGTGCGTGCGCGACAGTGACGGCAACCAGATTTTTTGCGAGTCCGACTTGCCCCGCATCGTGACCATGGGGACCGATGTCGTGACGGACCTGGTTGACAAGTGCCTGGCGATTAACGGCATGAACGCGGCCGGTCGCGAGGCGATAGCAAAAAACTCCATAACGACCCCTGGCAGCGATTCCTGATCAGAGTAGCGACGTGGTATCGCATCCGGCC